ATATATATATTCGTTATGATATGATATATTTTAATAATAATATTAATAGACCTATCATATATATTTTTCAAGCCAAAGATATTTAATTGATAATGACGCACATCTCTAGTAGATCATCCACAGTTCACAGAAGTAGTACTCATCGTAGTAGTCATACTAATCATGGCAGTACTCATGCTAACCATACCAATCACACTAATCATAGCAGTCATTATGGTAACCATACCAATCCACATCATAATAGTCACAATAGTGACAATAGTCATAATGGTCATCATATTCAGAATTCATCAAGTATAATGTGGTATTTATGGGGAGCACATATGGGTCGTGTTTGTAGTCGCCCTCACGAACATTACAGATATATTCCACAATATGTATCACGCGTTAAACATCCATATGTTGCCAATACAATTGATGTTTGTGATTCATTAGTTCCGATTGCGTTGGGTATCGGTATAGTTGGTGTTGGAATGGGAAGCGGTTATTTACTCAAACTTGCTATTGATAAAGAGCACGCAATAAATGAAATGGTAAAAAAAGAAGCAGAAAAACTAGATGAACAAGTGAGTGGAGAAGTCAGTGAAGTATTACAAAAAATGAAGATAGGAGATGATATAGTAATTAGAATCAAAAATATGCCCATAATGGTGGTTAACATTCATGACACACAAAAATATCAGTTCGGATCGAATAGTATGCAAAATTCGCGAGGATATAGTTTTGTTAATCCTGAAAATAAACAAAAAAATATACTGGTTTGCAATAAAGCCAAATTTGATTTTAATTTTGGACTGAGACCAATCAAAATGAGCCAAAGTGATAATAGCATTGAAATTATTCCGTCGAACGATTGTAAATTTATTTCTGGACGGGCTGAAACGGGATCTAGTAGCATGATGAAAGGAGACCAAATAATAGATTCGTTTAAAGAAACAAAAACTGCTAAATTTTTTTCAGACAATAAAGTTGTTTTAGCAAATCAATATTATGTTGAAACGCTTGAATTTGAAAAAGAACCCAAATATATTAAGGTTACAAAAAAGAACAATGACGTATACATGTATAACGTATGCAGTGTTTCTAAAAATGATGTTGTCAAACAAAGATCTAAGTATATTAATCTTGAAGTTACAAACAATGTTATTTCTGGTATTGCAGTAATTGGATTGGTCAGCTCTGTCGCATATATTGTTTATAAAATTTTCAGTTAAATTTTTGCAAAATATCATCGGTATTTATAAAATTTTCAGTTAAATTTTTGCAAAATAATTAAATTAATATATTTTTTAAAATATTAATTTTGTCTATTCATAAATAAAAAATTGTTTAATCGACTTCATCAACAGATGGATCACTGTGTTGGCCCATATCCGCTTGTGGCATTGAATCTTTGTAAACAGATGCGAATATTGGCATCATTTTCTGTTGGAATTCTTTTTCTTTAGTTTTAAAATCTTCAGTAGTTGCGGTCTCACCGTTTTCTTCAATCCATTGAGTACCTTCTTTGTTTATTTCTGCCAACTCCTTTAGTTGTGATTCGGACAATTTTTGTTTAAGTTCTGTGTTTTCAGCTTGTTGTTTAGAGCTTGCTAAAGTCTGTTCGAATGAATTTCGTGCTTCAACTTTGTCACGAAGTTTTTTATCTTCTTCGGCATATTTCTCTGCTTCATCAAGTCTCTTTTGAATTTCTTCTTTGGACATTCTACCTTTTTCATTTTGAATTGTAATTGCTTGTTTCTTTCCAGAAGATTCCTCAACAGCTGTTACGTTCAAAATACCGTTAACATCAACATCATATGTAATCTTAATACGGGGTACACCTCGTGGCATAAGTGGAATTCCGGACAATTCGAAAGTACCCAACAGATTGTTATCTTTAGCTCTAGCTCTTTCTCCTTCATAAACATGAATTGTAACACCCGGCTGGTTATCTGAATATGTACTAAATGTTTCTTCCTTTTTACATGGCTTTGTTGAGTTACGTGTAATCAAAGGAGTAAAGACACCACCAGCGGTTTCAACACCCAATGAGAGAGGGACAACATCCACCAAAACTAAACCTTCCGTTTTGTTATCAACACCGCCGCTGAGAATGAAAGCTTGAACTGCTGCACCGTAAGCAACGGCTTCATCTGGATTTACATCGGAACGTGGTTCCTTACCATGGAAATAGTTTTTAAGAAGATCTCTAATTTTTGGGATTCTTGTGGAACCACCGACGAGAACAACATCATTGATATCGCTTTTTCCCATTTTGGCACCTTTCAATGCTTCATCAAGGGGTGCCATACAAGAGACAAATAAGTCTGAACATAATTCCTCTAACTTGGCGCGGGTTACAGTCAAGTTCAAATCAATTCCATCATAGAATGAGTCTAAATTGACTGTTACACTTGCTGATGATGAAAGAGTTTTCTTGGCTTTTTCACATTCCGTGCGAAGTCTACGTTTAGCTTTAGCATTTTGTAATAATTCTTCAGTTTGTTCTTTGTTAAGTTTACTCTTTTTGCAAAATTCACCGAGACAATAACTTACGAGCTTGTTATCAATGTCTTCACCACCTAAATGAGTGTTACCCGATGTTGATTTAACTTCGAACATGCCACCACAGACAGTCAAAATACTAACATCAAGAGTACCACCACCGAAATCATAGATTAGAATATTACGCTCATCATCACCCATTTTGTCGAGTCCATACGCAACAGCTGCAGCGGTAGGTTCATTAATAATTCTCAGTACTTTTAAACCGGCAATAGTACCCGCATCGATTGTTGCTTGTCTTTGGGAATCATTAAAATATGCTGGAACTGTAACGACAGCATGTGTAACGGTATCACCAAGATATGACTCAGCGATTTGTTTCATTTTAAGAAGTACCATTGAAGAAATTTCTTCTGGTGAGAACTGTTTTGTTTCGTTCATATATTCAACTTCAATCAATGGTTTATCGTTGGGTCCTTGCGAGACTTTGAATGGAAAGTGTTTAATATCTGACTGAACAGAACTATCAGAAAATTTCTTTCCAATCAAACGTTTAGCATCAAACACTGTATTTTTATAGTTGGATGTTGATTGATATTTGGCAGCATCACCGATTAATCTTTCACTGTCATTGAATGCAACATAACTTGGAGTTGTTCGATTTCCTTGGTCGTTTGCAATGATCTCAACAGTGCCGTTACGGTAGATTCCCACTACTGAGTAGCATGTACCGAGATCAATTCCCACAGCATTTTTAATACCCTTAGTGCTCATATTTTGCTTTATTTTGGCTATATTAAATGATACTGATATTAAATATATAATTATCTATGAAGTTTATTTTTCAATTTTTAACGAACTCAAAATATTGAAAAAATATTATAAAAATAAAAAACTATATATTTAATAAAAACACTAATAAATTGCGCATGAATAAATTACAAGATTTCATTAAAAGAGCATCAGAAAGACATAAAAACAAATATGACTATTCAAAGGTTCAGTATATTAATGGTCATACAAAAGTAATAATACTTTGTCCTACACACAAAGAATTCGAACAAACTCCTAATTGTCATTTAAATCGTGGATCAGGTTGTTCAGAATGTAACAAAGGAAAACGAGATCCAAATAAACTACTAAATGAATTTCTTGAAAAAGCGAAACAAAAACATGGTGACAAATATGATTATAATGAAGTCGTATATGAAGGAGCTAGAAATAATGTCAAAATTAAATGTAAGATACATAATGAAATATTCGATCAAACTCCAGAATCACATGTTAAAGGACATGGTTGTCGTAAATGTAATAGACCAAAAAATATCGATAGTTCGAAGATAACACAAGAGATATTTATTAAAAAGGCAAAAGAAAAACATGGTGATAAATATGATTATTCGAAGGTAAGATACATTGATAGATTTGCAAAGGTTATAATAAATTGTAAGGAACATGGAGATTTTCAACAAGTATCAAGTGATCATTATCAGCGCGGATCTGGATGTCCAGATTGCAGTGGTAAAAAAAATTTAACATTAGATCAATTCATTGAAAAAGCAATACAAAAACATGGTGACAAATATGATTATAATGAAGTTATATACATTAATAATATAAAACGCGTTATAATAAAATGTAAAGAATGTGATAAAACATTTGAACAAACACCAAGTCATCATCTACAAGGTAGTGGTTGTTATAATTGCAATAAACTGAAAGCAACAGATAAATTAAAATTAACCAAAGAAGAGTTTATGGAAAAAGCAATTGAAATGCATGGCAATACATATAATTATGATGTAGTTGAATATAAAAATAATTCAACAAATATAAAAATTAAATGTAATAAACACGGTGAATTTGAACAGTCACCGCATAATCATTTAGCAGGAAAAGGATGTAAAAAATGTATGAAAAATAACTATTCGAAAAAACAAATCCAATGGTTGGAATACATTGCTGAAAGAGACAATATTAAAATTGAACATGCTAAAAATATTGGTGAATTCCAAATTGGAAATTATCAAATAGACGGATATTGTAAAGAAACAAATACATGCTATGAATTTCAAGGGAATTTATTTTTTTATCAAATGTACAAACATTTAATAAATTGGCATTTTGTATAAAAAAATTATTACAATTCAAACTTAAATAAATATTTTGTTGTTGGATATTTTACTTTATTTGTACATTGAGCAACGATTGTCTTAGGATTACAGTTATATTTTTTACTTGCAATTGTTACATTATCACACGTGTCAATAAAATTATTTCCAATTCTATCAAAAACATATACTTTGTGTATTATCGGTTTATGTTCTTTTTTTACAGATATTTTAATATCTTTTCTAATATTACATTTTTTATTTACTAAATCATCGGAATTATCTAAATATTTAAATAATAATTTTTCTTTTCCGCAACTTTTTAATTGTTTTTTACAACATTTATTTACTGAGGTAATATTTACGTTTAAAGCTAAACCAGCCTCTTTACATGAATTGTAGATAGATATGATATTAAGATCATTATCATAATAAATAACTTTCAAAACATTTTTTCGTAAGCCGGAAATAATTGCATGATTAGCATTTTCGTTTTGAGTTACCCATTCAAGATTAATTACCACGTTATTACATCTATTTCCATCTATGTGATTTACAATATTTTTCGTTGGATCTAATTTTAGAATAAACATAGTGGCTACAAGTATATGTATAGAATGTTGTTTATCTTTTATTTGACATAAAACGTAACCAGAATGATGTGGTTTCATATTTAAAATCCTATTTCTATTTTTAATTCTACCATTATTTGACACATAATATGTTTTGTTATTTTCAATACATGTTATTAATTTCCATTCTTCACCCTCAATTATATTATTTTCAGGAAATTTCCATTTATAACCATATGCTGTATCAGTTTTACCATTCGCACATAATGAAATATTTTTAAAAGAATTTTCATCATTATTTATATCTATACCTGCTTCTTTAATTGTTTTATAAAATGTTATTGGATTTCCTGTTGTTTTATCACATTTCCATATTCCACGAGCATGGTTAATTTTTTTATGTCTATTTGTATCTCGATGATTTGTTTGTTCTTTGTGCGAACTCCTTTCTAAATTATCAAGATTATTATCGGATCTATTTTTATTTTTATGGTTTACTGTTGGTTTATTTTCTGGGTTATCTAACCATGTTGTAGCAATCAATCTATGAACTCTTAATGATGTTTGTTTATTATTATCGGATAAAAGACATAAACTCATATAACCTGATCTCATTTCTTGTGGTTTCAATATTCTTTTTGTATCTGAATTGCGAACATATCCATTTTTGTTACATTCATAATTATTAAAACCTGGTATTTTTTTATATTCCTCATCCATTATTAATTATTAGTAATAATTAAGCTTTAAATGTAGTATAATTAATAAATATGTATCACGGGAATCCTAGAATGTATAAAGATGACGATATACATCCGCTAAATGGTAAAAGAATGAAGGATTTATATGACACAACCATGATTAAAGAAAAATATATAAAAGACAATGGCTATAATTTAGTGGTAATATGGGAGGACGAATGGGATAAAATGGTCAAAGATTTAAATATAAAACTGAAACCAATATGATTTATTTACGTAGGAGTTCAAGCATGTACTAACCATAAAAGTATAAATTATCTAAGTCATTATTAAAATGGATGATATAAATAATAAAAAGTTCAGAGATTATGACGATAATATGACAAATGTAGCAAAATTTTATTTATTAAACCATACACATCAAACTTTCGATTTTGTTACAAAAATGAAGAGAAAATATTTAGATTTCAACAAGGGTATTAAATTTTCTTTACTAAAAGCGATAGAATTACTAGATGATATTATAGATGATAGTGATCCGGATACAAAACTTCCCCAAATATATCATGCTGTGCAAGCAGGTGAAGCAGCCAGGAAAATGTTTCCTGAAGAAAAATATCATTGGTTTCATTTAGTTGCTTTCTTACACGATATCGGTAAGATTCTAGCACACCCTGAGTTATTTAATGAACCTCAATGGGCTGTTGTTGGTGATACATTTCCTGTCGGGTGTGAATTTAGTGATAAGATTGTTTTTCATGAATATTTTAAATACAATGACGATATAAATAATGAAAAATACAATACTAAATACGGTATTTACAGGGAGGGAATAGGCTTCGACAATGTTATATTTAGTTGGGGTCATGATGAATATGCTTATCAAGTTTTGAAACACAATAAATGTACGTTGCCTGACGAAGGATTATATATAATAAGATATCATTCATTTTATCCTCATCATAAAGAACATGCATATAGCCATTTAGCATCAGAATACGATAATAATATGTTGGAGTGGTTGAATAATTTTCAAAAATGTGATTTATATTCAAAAACGGATGATCAAATAAATATTAATATTAATGAGTGTCTACCCTATTATACCAATTTAATAAATAAATATTTTCCTAATGTTGAGTTGGAATGGTAAATAATAAATAATAAATAAAAAATTGAAATAAATACATTTATTACAAAATTTCAATGAGATAATAAAGATTGTTATCAGAAAATATTCGCACAATAACTACATAAGCAAATAATATTAATAATAAATATTAAATATGGCAGATAATTTATTATCAATAGACGGATACGATGATTCAGATTGCGAAGAGATCGATATTTCTGGAACGTTATCTACAAATCATAAAATGATAAGAAGTAAGATGACTACTCAATTACCGTGGATTGAAAAATATAGACCTTCGAAGATTGAGGATGTTATCATTGATAATAATACATTAGGTAAAATTAAAAAAATAATTGAGGACAAAGATATGCCCAATATTATTATAACGGGAGTACCTGGTATAGGCAAAACTACAACAATAAAATGTATAGCACGAGGATTATACGAAAAATATATGGGAAAGGCTGTCCTAGAACTAAATGCTTCTGATGAAAGAGGTATTAAAACAGTTGATGAAGTTATTACTAATTTCTGTAAAAAATCATTCAATTTACACAATAATCAAAATAATCAAATAGGGAAAATATATGCAAAACATAAAATGATTATATTAGATGAGGCTGATAATATAACAGGAAAAGCACAACATTCGATAAATAAAAAAATGGAAGAATATAACTCGACAACAAGGTTTGCATTCACATGTAACGAATCATCGGATATATTGGAAGCTATACAAAGTAGATGTATAATATTAAGATATATCAGATTGCCTCCTGAAAAAATAGTAGATAGATTAATATATATATGTGCAGAAGAAAAAATATATTTTGTTCCAGAAGCATTGAGAGAAATTGCTATAATTTCACAAGGAGATTTAAGAAGTGCAATTAATAATTTACAGGCTGTATATAATGGGTTGAACGATATTACGGTCGGAAATGTATATATTGTATGTGATAAACCGCAACCCACGAGATTACAAGAAATATTGAAATTTTGTAAAGAAATGAATTCTTTAAAAGCATTCCAACAAATGGATCAACTAAGAAGCGCTGGTTATTCAAATTCAGATATAATTTTGGGATTAATGAATGTATTAAAATTTGATTGCGGTCTTTCTGAACTCGATAAAAATTATATTCTTAAAAAGGTTTGTAGATCAGCATATATTGTATCAAATGGTGTTACGACTAATTTACAATTATATGGTTTATTATCTTCGATTATCATGGGATATAAACAAAATAATTTAGAAATTTAGAAATTTACTAATTTAGTATTCTATCATATCATCATCACCTAATTTTAATAATTTCCTCGTTTCTTCTGGTATTTTACGATTATTGTATAATATCAATTTAATTTCTCTTTTTGTTTGTTCTATTATTTTATCATCATCTTTTTTACTTAAAAAATTCCCAAATCTCTTTAGGGTTGACTCATCTAATTTTCCTTGTAATTCTTCAAATTTTTCAACTAAATAGTCTCCTTTATCATCGTAAAGATCTTGTAGACAATTTTCTCTATTCATTAGTTTCCAGTCATCGCCATCATATTTCATTACATAAGAATCCTTGATATTACTTATGTAAATATTATGATTTTCTGGTCTATTTTTATCGAAATGAACAATTTGAATAAAATTTTCTATTGACTTAAATCCTTTATTTAATATTTTTTTCATTTGTTCTTGTGTTATAAACGACAGATCTTCTTTACCGTGAGCAATTACGTTTATATTTAATTGTTTAATATTATTGAGTTGATTATTCGTATTATTTATAACAGTATTATTTTGTTTGTCAATATTAATACTGCTTTTTTTAGAAATCTCTTTTTTTAATTCATTTATTTGATTTTGTTGTTTCAAATTTTCTGATCTTAATTCATTTAATATTTTCGTATTTTGTTCTTCCATATCCTTCATTTGTTTTAATAAAATTTGAAATATTTCTTCTTTTTTATTCGTGTCATCTTTTTTTACAGTACATCTACTATTTAGGTGTCTCGCTAAAGAACTTTTTAATGTAAACGTTTTGTTACAATAACTACATTGAATTGTATTTGCCGTATTTATTGTATTACTTATATTGTCATTACTGTTCGTAATATCCCTTTCTAAATAAATTGAGTTTTCTATTGGAACATTTGTAGCCGGATCGGCTAATTTATGGCTATTTTTCGGCTCTATCCGGCTACTATTATTACAAGGATATTTTCTATTAATATGAATGTTATAATTATCCTTTTTGTTAAATATTTTATTACACTTATTACATTTATACTCAACCATCTGATATATTTATATTATATATTATATTTTTATATAATAATTTTTACAGCATCCTTACAGCTTTACAGCACTTTGACAGCGCTGTAAAATGCTGTAAATGGTCGCGTATTATACTTTTCGTATTTTTATTATGAGGGGGGGAGGGTGATTAAAATTTTTTGAAAAATATAGATAAAAAATTTAACACAAACATTTATGTTTAAAACATAATATGATTACTTTTATAATGTGTCAATTATGATGTAATATATTATAAATTAATAGAATAATTATAACGCTTAATATCATAATGATCAACGTATTTTTATATGATAAATGTATACGATAGTGTATATTGAATAAAAAAATTATTTATCATCTGTTTCTGAATCATTAAAATTATTTATAATGTCTTGAACATCGTATTCATTACGGTCATTACGGTCATTACGGTCATTACGGTCATTATGATCATTATGTATGATTAATTTAGATTGTTCTTGGTCCAATTGCTCCTCTGATGCAGTATATTCCAGTTGTTTTATAATTTGGGTTGCATCATCAATAATTGACTCAGAAGTGGGCGTCAGTTGGTTAAATTGTTCATCAAGATCATCAAATATCGACATATTTTTACGTTTTCGTTTATCGGGAAGAGTTAAAGTGGTATCATTTAGATTAACATGTTCTATTTTTTTAAATATTTGTGGAATTTTACCTCCTTTTTCTTTTTCGGTGATAACACCAGTTTTAATAAATTCTCTAAATTCTTCACGTAATGCGGCAATTGTTTTTTTATTCTTTTGTTTATAAAAAAGCATAGTCAAATGTTCTTGGTAATTTTTTGTTGTAAGCAATGAATATTCACCGATATTTATTTTTCTACTTTTAATTTTTTCATTTGTATTGTTGAGATCCTTTGTTCTAAAGACATATATATTATCAAGAGGATTTTGTTTATTTCCACTCACATAGCCTATTATATTTCTGTATATTAAAATATCTGAATTTGTTCCGATTTGGAATTGTTTTCTGTTAATATCTATTTTATGATCACTCACATATGTATCGACATGGGAATAAAGTTGATGACATTCAAGTTTATTAATAATATTTACTGCACGTGTCAGTGAATGTAACATATTTTTTGGTAAATTACAATGAGGTCCCAATAATGTTCGATGACAACTTAAAATATATTCATCCGTCATCATACAAAATTTATTCATATCTTTTACTGATTCAGATAAACCTATAATTTTGTCAAGATATTTGAATATTTCTATCAGCATGTATTGAGCAGCAATGACAGATTTATGACCATAAACTGTCTTGTGTAATTTATATCGTGTATTATATAATTCAATTATATCACCAATTGCTTGTTCTTGATAACAAATACTATTATCAATAATTCTAACATGATCAATTAGTCTATCACAATTAAAATTTGTATTTAATCCTGTGACATATGAATCACGGCGTATGTATTCATATTTATCGACATCAAGTCCATTTCTATAATTTGAAACAATTTCGTAAAGGAATCCAACATGTTCTTTTGATGGATTAATTACATTTTTCATGAACTGTATTTCATCATCACTTATAATTTTTGATAATTTTTTATGTCCTTTAATAATCATTTCAAGTAGCATACCAGAACGATATTCATGATGATCACATGGTTCCAATTCTTTTTTAATATATGGTAAAAAAAAATCGTCAAATACGTGTGAATATGGTCCATGACCTAAATCATGACATCCTGCACAAATTTTTAAAAGTTCACAAACATAATCATCAAGAACATGAATTTTACCACCATATTTTTTATCGTAATATTGCTTTAATTCGGGAATACTTGCGAGATATTGATCTACATCAACTGGATTAGTATTTTTTATGATACAATTTAATATTCTATCAGCATAATGATATGTTCCGATGGAATGTTCAAAACGAGTATGAACAGCTGGAGGATATACCCAATAACAAGAACCAAGTTGTTTTAATTCTCTTAATCTCTGGAATGGTTTTGTATCTATAACCATTACCATAATATCACTAATTGATATGTATCCATGTATACAATCATGAATTTGCTTGTATCCTTGTATTACGGTTTTATTTGCTATATTAGTCATAATCTATTTAGTAAATCAATCGACGAACTAAATTCTATCACGTTCTTTTAGATAGGTATAGATGATTACATTAGTTATGTTGTATATTACTATCCTAAAGAATTAAATTTACAATTTTTTTCGAAATTATAAATATTTGTGTAATAAATTAAAACATATATGTAACACAATTTTTTTCTGTTTTGGCTTTTACAATAACTTTATTTTTAATCACATTTTTTGTTTTTTGTATTTTTTGATCAATATTAATTTCATTATCCGAATCGTCATCAGAATCTTTATACGGCTCATCTGTATTTTCAATATATTCTACTTTATTATTTAATCCACATACTTCATCTTCATCTTCGATTCTTTGCATGTCAAGAATATACGATAAATCTGGAACATATTCTGTGCGATTTTCCAATAAAATGACTTCTTCTTGTGTTAGATTTTCTTCTTGCATCATAAAATCATCAAATGTAATAACTTTGTTATTTTTAAGATAATAGTGTTCTATTTTATATTTTGTTGTTTTATATTGAACTTCTCGTTTTGCCCCTTGCGTTTTGAAAACTGACAATAGATCACAAATATCAATAATTAATGGTTTTACATCACCAGATTTTAATATTTTACGCATAATACGACCAACTGATTGGATGATATCAACTTTTGGGGAAGCTAAAATTATAGTATTAAGTCTTTCAATGTCTAATCCTTCGTTTGCTAATGCAAATGTTGAGAATAGTATATCTCCATTCGTCTCAGCATCTTTACGTTCGTCTTTTTTCGAATCACCGGTATACATGAATGTTTTACATTCATTTTCATCAATCAAACCATTGGCAACATCACTTGCAATGGATTCGTCTATTGATGTTTTTAAATATGAGAGTTGTATTTTTCTATCACTAAGTAGAAGTATTTTTCTTTCTGGAAATTTGCGTAATTCGTTGATGATACTCACTATGTGGTTTGATCTTTGTTTTAATTCGCAGAGATTACTGACCATTTTGACAACATCTGCGCTCATACCTCCATGTTTCCATGATTTTTTTTCCCTGAATAACGGATCATTTGATTTGTAATAAAATATTTTTGCAATTACTTGTTTATTCACTTTTGCTTTCATACTAAACATCGGATTGCCAATGTACCAATTCATTACTTTTGATAAACCATCTTTTCTAAACGGTGTTGCTGATAGTCCTATAGTATATTGTGCACCTGTTTTATATAATGAATTTGAATATATTTTACTTGCTGTATGATGACAGTTGTGAACAACAACTCCTGAATCATTTTCTGTAATTACAACAAAATTATGATTATTTTCGACCTCAATGTCATAAACATCAATATCAACAAAATTCTTTACAATACATTTATTTGATATACATATTTTTTTTCTGTTATTATATCCAACTAATATATCATTTTGATTTAAATATTGTGCTTCTTTATAACCAGAATCTGTTAAAAATTTATGGTTCGGTGTACATTCAATATTACCGTCATCTAATTTTATACTAATTGTATCTGAAACTTTTTTATTCCATGCATATGTGATTTTATTATATTCGAATTGTTTAGTTATTTCATTGAAAGATTTGATTAATGGTAATTCTTCATCATTTTTCCACATTTCATATAATTTTCCAATTTTTATATTCCCGTGATCAGTAACTATTTTTTGACTATACACAATACATTCGTCGTAAATCACACAACCAATATCATCAAATATCTTAGGATCATAATCCTTCATACTAATACTTTGAATCATTCCCAAAACTATATCTACATCTTTGACACGTACTTTATCTTGTTTAATTAAACCAATTCGTGCATTGGTAAATTGTTTAATCCGTTCAGCCCATTGGTCTAATAAAAATGTTTTATGTACCACAACTAATGTTTTTAATCCTAGTTCCATAGCCATTTTAATAGCCATTACTGTATTATGTGTAACTGTAAAATCTCCTAATAAATATCTTTTATTTTTATCGATTTCTACTCCATAATAATTATCCACTCCTACAGATTTCACAGTTATATCGTATACAAGAGCATCATTAATGTATTTTTTGTAAATTGCTTTTTTTTCTAATATTTTTACAGGTATATTTTCTATTCCCTCACCATTTATTGTGACTCTAAACATTTCTTTAGTTGATTCATAACATGCAAAACCTAATGATCTACATAAATATATTACATCATCAGTTAATTTAGAACACTCAGTATATAAATCATAGCTAACTTTATCCTCTTGTAATTTTCCGCGGTAGTCTAATATTCCAGCTAAAACTTGCAATCTCACTTCTTTAGAATTACATTTATATAAATCAGATATATACATATAATTAAAAAAATCTGGAACATGTTTACTTTTTAAAAGTTTATATCCGAATGTATACGGATCCATTGGAATTTCTTTTGCCGGAAAATTTACTGAAACTCTAAAACCTTTTAGTGGTGATTCTTTTTCATGATACATTTTTGGTAGTTTTAAATACTCATTAACAGAAATATCTACAATATCACCTTTATTATATTTTACACCATTTATTTTTGATGGTTCAGCCGAATTATATTTCAGTGATAAGATATGGGATCGATTAACTGTATATTTATCTCCTTTTGTTGGTATGATGTCAAACATTTCTTCTTGACCACGTCCAAGATCCAATACTTGCCTTGGCGTTGAGTCATCCCCCATTAATTTGTCACCAACTTTAACATCTTCTATTAACTTGATAGAACCATCATACATTATCACAGGTGTACCCCTTTTGAGGCATTTACCAGCACCACAAGGAACAGATAATACTCCGCCTCCGTGTTCTCTGAGATGTTTTAAACATTTATTTACAATATTTATTTGGAGTTCACGTAAATTACCTTGAAATTGGGTTGTTATCTTTTGACTTGTCAATGTATTTTTTTCTTCCTTTCCGAGAGTATTACTGCCATAATAACGTGGTATAATTAATTCACTGGGTGTTTCCCTATATACCGGATAAGCCTGTAAGTTGGGATCATCCATTGACATAGGTTTAACTGTTAAGTTTTGTCTAATTTCTTTGAGTTCTTCTTCTTCAAATAATCTTTTGTTAATCCTGTAGCCATTTCGTGATAATATAGTTTTTGCTGTTTCTGTCTTCATTTTAATTATTACTTTAGATTTGCCTGAATTATTGGATCCATTTGTCGATTTATTGTCTTGATCAGTATTAATATCGATATCAATCTCATCTGTGTTGCTTTCTAAATTGTTATTTAGAACAGAATTTTTGGATATTGTTTTTGTTTTGGTTTTAGGTTTTGGTTTTTCTGTTTTTACAATTTTTATTTTTGGTTCTGATTTTGATTTTGTGTTTTTTTTTGTAACTTTAGGTACTTTATCAAGCACTTCGAGTTGTTCAATTTCACTAATATTTTTAAATTGGACCATATCATTTTCTGAGTTATTTTCTGAATAATTTTCTGAATAATTTTCTTGATTATTTTCTGAATTGCTAATTTGGACTGATGGCGATGTATTTTTTGTTCTTGTTACTTTAGGTTTTTTTTTACACTCCATAATAGTAATATTATAAATATATAGATATTTAAATCATTAAATCATTTATTAAACCATACTTTTTGATTCAATTTTTATTTTTCAATTTTATTTCAATTATATGTTACAATTGAATTTGATGATATAGTTTTTAGTAAAAACATGAACAAAATAAATGATATTTTACAAAAGATAAACAAATATAAGTAATGTTTTACCCATAAAATTTTAGAAAAAGTTAATTGGAAAAATAAAATAAAATGTATAATATATATATAATTATAATAGTCAATGGAATCATTCGATAACAGTGCTAAAAATTCCTTATCATTCCTCGATAATCAATATGTTTCAGCTGGTGTGGTTTTGCTTTTAATACTTTATGCTGGTATGGCTGCTCCAAGATTACCAAAATGCATTCGCAATATTTTTGATTACACGTTATTTAAATTAGTATTTTTCTTTTTAGTTGCCTATATGTTTATGGTTAACAGAGATCCAATTGCCGCACTTATCGCAGCAGTCGCTATACTCATCGTATTACAAGCATTCAATATTTCGTCAACAATGGAACCAATGTCGTCATTATCTGAAGAAGAAAATGGATCGCGTGGATGGGTTTGTGCATGTGGTCGTATGCACTCTCCGGTTAGAAATGGTTCTAATAAACGCGGAGTATCATTATCAGAAGAAGAACATGCACTTGTTCAAGAAGGTAAACAAATGATGATGGACGGCAAAAAACTAATCTCTAAAGGCCGTAATCTAATTAAAAATGGAAATAATGGTGGCGAACAATTAATTAATGATGGAAAAGCATTAATGAATGCGGGAAAAATGCAAATTAAATTGGTTGTACAGAGAAGGAATCCAGTTTCTGAAGAAGCCATGAATATGATGGAGGAAGGTAGACAAATGATGGAAGAAGGTCAACAATTAATGGAAGAAGGAAGAACCGAAGAAGGTCAACAATTAATGGAAGAAGCCCAACAATTAGTTGAAGAATGTCAGCAAATGATGGAAATGGAGATGGAAGAAGAAATGCAAATGGGTGAAGAAAACACAATGGAAGCTGAACTTCCCATGTATGGAGGTGCAGAAATGGAAGAAACTCAATTAGGTGAAGAAAATTTTCAAGAAATGACAATGGAAGAAATAAGGAGTATGATGGAAGAAGGCAAACGGATGATGGAACAAGGACGTAGATTGATTCAAGAAGAGGGAAGAACTGAAGAAGGTAAACGATTAATGGAAGAAGGAAGATCACTTGTTGAAGAAATAAAACAAATGATTGATGGAAAACGTTCTGAAATGGAAATATATCCCGAAATGCCATATGATTTTACTGGAGGCATGGAATCATTACCGGAAGAATCATTATCAGAATTATCTGAAATGGAAGCGGAACAGGCTTCTATGGAAGAAAGAGTATCGATGGTTGTCGAAGAAGTCAATAAACAAAGGAAAAAAGGTAAAAAATTAAATAAAAATCAAATAAAGGCTTTATGTTCACGTGTTAACGACGAATTTAATTTTGATAAACCAACATTGGTTGAATTATGGAAACAATACAGACCGGCTTTAATTCAACCAGAAATTCCACCAAACGGAATCATCGAGGGTGGAATGCCTGGATCAGCAAGTGGAAGTCAATATGCCACTGTTATGAATTAATTTTATAAACATAGTAAAAATGTACTGAAATATATTTAAATATATTTCAATTATATATTTCAATTATATATTTTAATTATATATAAATGGATTCATTTGTAGTTGTAGTAATTATTCTATTTATCCTTGTAGTAGGTATTATAATATTATTGAATATTTATAGCAACAAAAATAATAGTAAATATAATAATGAAACATATGAAAATATCGGATATCCAAACAGTCCATATGATTCAACACCAATTAATAAAATAATATTTCATACTGATGACTCAAATGTGAAGACCTTTTTAAATAGAAATGATGGTATGGATGTTAATATTGATTATAAATATGATTTTGATAGAATGCGTTTTCCAGACAGTGATGGACATGTTGACTATTCACCATACCAGTGTAAAATAAAGGTTCCGAAAGATAGTCAAAATACTCCTGTTTCAGTTCCATCGATGTACGCTCCATCCTATGAAGGTAATCGAATAGAAAAATTTAGTTTGGACACAGATTATGACAGAAGTATTGCAGATGTTCTTAATTCTGATGTCAGAGATAATGATTCTGAATATCGAGAAATCAATAAAGAAATAAATCAAGGTTTAATTAATGAATTGGAATATACACCTGAACCAAACAAACCCGTGGGATATATACCGGGTTATGTTTCAGAAAAACAAATTAGAAATGAGAAATTAAATACGAATATAGGACGAATTATACCACCGTTAAATCCGCCGGTTATTAAAGACGTAAATGGAAATGTTTGTCTTAATAAATCTTTGAATAGATTACATGCACACGGATCGATTCCATATAAGAACCTTGATGTTTGTGGACAATTGACATCAAATATTGACGGTGTAAAATACGGAATGGATCCAGCAGATTTCTATAGAAAAGATTTCAGACCAATTCCGGCAGAAAATATAGATACCGCAAGATTCAAAGGTTTCAATTACGGGGATTACGGGGAGGCTGCATCACCAGCTGATATTGGTCGAATACCTCTTGAGAAAACAAATAATTATCCTGTCGGAGTTAATTACGCATTTACTTAAATATTTATTTAGATTAATGTTAATTTTTCTAATCTTGTTATATTTTAATATATTATAGTTTAGTTATATTAGAAAAATAAGAATAAAATATAATGTCACGATTGACTACCTCAGAATTTAATTTATCCGATTTATCAAGTTCATCTATTTTTGAGTTGTCTGATTCCGAATTATCAGAATTGTCCGAATTATCCGAATTATCATTATCTGATTTAGCAACAACTACCGATTTAGATACTGAATCAAATAATAAGATTACCACGACCGGCAAAATTAATAATTCTCGATTAATTTCAACGTTTGAATTTAATAAAGGATTACATTCAACCGGTACAAAAACATCTGAAAAGTTAGAGACTAAATCAAGTAGCAATGAATTTGTTACGAACGAATTTACAAAATTGTGTAAAAATTACGAGTATATTCCATTAATTCATGATAAAGCCAAAAGGATTATTGTATTAGGTGATATTCACGGTGACTATAATTTAGCTATAAATTTAATGAAAATAGGAAAAGTTATAAAAACAGATAATGATGGAAATGTTGATTGGATTGGTGGTGATACAGTAGTTGTACAAGTCGGTGATCAAATAGATAGATGTAGACCACAAGGTAAAACTTGTAATAATGAAGAAGCAACACCAGATGATGAAGCTTCTGATATTAAAATACTCAATCTATTTACAGACTTACATAATAAAGCAAAAAAAAATGGAGGAAAAGTTATTTCATTACTCGGAAATCATGAGTTATTAAACGTTGAGGGTTATATGAGTTATGTTTCAAAAATGAATTTTGATGATTTCACAGATTATATCGATTCAGAAAATCCATCATTAACATTTAGATCCGGTGAAGATGCTCGTCGTCATGCATTTAAACCGGGAAATGAAATGGCAAAATTTCTTGCCTGTACGAGAGTAACATGTCTTATTATTGGAAGTAATTTATTTGTACATGCTGGATTGATAGATTCAATAATGGATCATTTAAAAATTAAGAAAAATACTGATATTATTGATATAGATATATTGGTTAAAAAATGGCTATTGGGATTAATAAATAAAGAATATGTAAAACATATTGTAAATGGCAATGAGTTATCTATGTTTTGGACAAGAATTTTAGGAAATATACCGAGCAATACCTCAAACGAAAATAATAAATGTCTTGATTATATTGGTTCTGTTCTTGAGACATTCAAAATTGGGAGTATAATTATTGGACATACACCGCAATCTTTTTTGCATAATGAAGGTATAAATAGTGTCTGTGATAATCGTGTATGGAGAGTTGATAATGGAAGTTCAGCAGCATTCAATAGTTTTGATAAGCAATATTTAGAAACTGGAATTATAAATAAAAATAGAGAACCACAAGTTCTTGAAATACTTGATGATAAATATTTTAATGTACTAAAATAAATTAATTAAATAAAATTTTACAACAATCAAAATAAGTGTCATTAATTCCAGGTAAAAATTTGCAAAGATAATCCTGATGATTATTTGTTAAATGTCTTCTTTGTGTATCATATTTTTCATGGATTTGATTTACGGTTTGTCTTTTGATACTTTCAATTGAAGCTTGACCAAAAATATATGTTGTATCTTTGGCCATATGTTTAATATCTCTATTGAATTCTTTTTTTCTTTTTTCATTATATGTTTGCCCTCTTTGACTATCATTTATGTCTTCAGCTATTTCATTACCAGTATCGACAATGATATCAACAGTTTTTGCTGTTGCAAGGACATTTTGGGCGATATCAAATGGTTGAGTAGCAGTATTGATTTCATTATTTTCTTGATAATAAATACTTTTTTTTTCTTGTAGATATTTATCATTTGCGAATACAATTCCTTGTTTATACATAATACAATCATCGACAAATGGGTTAACTTTTTTTAAATTTTCATTATTACAGAAGTATCTAGCATATTTAGGCTCCAATGGATGGTCTTCATTGAATTTTTCTAGGAATTCAATCTTTGAACTTAACATAGTTCGATGAGTTGCGATAAATGCATTATTTTTAAATTCATTAACATCATTTTTCCACAAATTAAAACCTTCCATTTGTGTAAGATAAATACCAACCATTCTATCGTCATAAATCTTTTTAGTTCCGAGTTTTGGAAGATTACAACGAACTCCTTGATAGAAACTAATATTTTTTCTCCATTTTTTGAGTTCACTTGAAATATCCCACAATTTATATCCACCAGAAAGTAACCCAATAAAACCCAATCCACCAACGCATGGGATTGCAGTTTGTGGAATATAATCAAATAATGTTTTATCAGAACCTGGAATTGTTGGATTGTATCCGTATACTGCTAATACGGTGGATCCAATGGCTGCTCCCATACTAATCAATGTGAAAGTTTTCATTGAATAGGAATCGTTTTCTAATCTGTGAACAATTTCTGTTGCCTTTTTGGGATTAACAGTTTCAACTAGAACAACATCATCTATACAATAAATGTGTTTATCATTGCCAATATCTTCTGATCTAGTAATGATTCCATTAAAATTATTATTATTTTTATTATTTTTATTATTTTTATCTGCATCAGTCTCTTCGTTTATTGTTTTAATAATATCCGAATGATAATGTGATCTTCTATTTGAATCTTTAATTCCTAAAAATAATGTAGACAGAAAAGGCATTATATTTTGAATTTTATTGCTTGCTTATTTTATTTTTATCAATAAAATAACCAATATAAATTAATATTCAATTTTTAATTTAATTTAATTATAATTCCATACTTTTAGCTGCTTTAGCGGCAGCTTTGGAAGCAGCTTTTTCAGCACGTTTCTTTTCTTTTTTAATTGATCTCTTTTTTTCGTACGATTCTTTGATTTCATCATAACGATCTTGAATTTTTCCGGCCTTCTTTTCATCACTATATATTTTCTTGGCAATATCATTTAATTCCTCTTGACTGGCACCTGAATTACCTCTTTTAGCTTGTTCACGGAAATAAGCTGCGAATGAATTTGTCAATGGTCCACCTTTTAATTTCATATCGTTTTGAATCCAGGCAACAAATTCACGATATTTAGCTAATGGATCTGGGGCACCTTCAGCACGACTTAATTTTTTAGATCCCTTTCTTGATCCCTTTCTAGAACCTTTTCTAGATAGTTTTCTAGATCCTTTTTTAGATCCTTTTTTAGATCCTTTAGAAGATCCTTTAGAAGATCCTTTAGAAGATTTACGACTTAATTTTTTGGATCCTTTCTTGGATGTTTTTTTGGAACTTTTTTTACCTTTTGTTTTTTTTCCACCCCATTGGTCCATATCCATTCCGTCCCATGCATCAGTTCTTTTCAAACTGGTCTTTTTGGAACCTTTTTTAGATCCCTTTTTTGAGCCTTTCTTTGAGCCTCTTGACAATTTTTTAGATCCTTTTTTAGATCCTTTTTTAGAACCTCTTTTTTTAGCGCCACCGGTTTGAGCGGTTGCGAAGTTAGCACTTGGAGCATTGACAGCTTCTAAAAGAACTTGGATTTCTTGACGTATTTTTTGTGCTTCACGTTCATTTTCTCCATTGCCACCCTTGTGAGTATCGATCATGAAGGATGATGTTGCTGAGTATGCACTTGCACCAGTATTTCCAGTCTTATCTTTTTTAACGAATAAGGACATTAATATGAGTTACTATAAATATATATTATATATTATATTAAATTAATTTTAGTATATTAAAATTAATTTAATATGTCATAATTCAACTCAATATTTTAAAAGTTGAAATGAAATAATATAAAAGGTAGTTGTGATTTATATGGTTATATAGTGATTAATTTAAAATATGGGCGTTCCTGGATTTGTTGCATGGTTGAGATCATATTTTAAAGATAAAATGATTCTTACAAAAGTATTATGCAATAATGAAAATAATGGACAAATAGAAATACTATATATTGATGGAAATTGTTTGCTACATCCAAAATGTTTCGAGGTTATTGCGGGTTGTAAGACACAAATGGATGAAGAAAAATTAGAAAAAATAATGTTTCAACGTATATGTAAATATATATCATATTTGGTAGGATATGTACAGCCGAAAATATGTTATTTTGCAGTAGACGGTGTTGCTCCAGCAGCAAAAATAAATCAACAGAGATATCGTCGGTGGAAGGCAATTAATGACAATGAAATAAGACAAAAAATAAAAGATAAACACAAGATAAACACAATAAACGATTGGAATAATACTGTTATTACACCAGGAACTAAATTTATGGAGAGACTGCATAATCATTTGATGAACTATTTTTCACAATTAGTTAATCAGTCCAATAAAAATAAAATACAATATATATACTCATCGTATTTAACACCGGGTGAAGGCGAACACAAAATATTGGCCCACTTAAGAAATTTACCAAATAATAATAATAATAATTACGTAATATATGGTCTCGATGCCGATTTATTTTTTTTGTCTCTTTCTTGCGATAAAAATAATATATATTTATTAAGAGAAGAACAACATTTTACTAATGGAAAAGTAGAAAAAACAGAATTATATGATTTGATTGATGATGTTGGAGAAGATTTGCGATATGTGTCGATTAATATTGTCAAGGAATGTTATGATATACGAATGAAAGAAATCGTCAGAATGAGAATAGAAAATATGGACATAAATTATTCAAACAATGCAAACATAAATAAAATTCTCTCGAGAACAAATTATTATCGAGATTTTGTATTCATATGCTATTTACTAGGAAATGATTTTTTACCACATTTACCAACAATAGATATTAAAAAAAGTGGTCTCGATATAATAATAGATTCTTATGTTGATACATATATTAATCTAAATCTAAATACAAATACTCTTCAGCAAATTGAATTAATTAATGATAATGATAATTTACAAATAAATAATATATTTTTAATAGAATTATTGCGTTTAATGAGTGAATTAGAAGAACAATTTTATAAAGAAATTGTACCAAAATATGAATATAGAATATCAAAAAGAAGATGTCCTCATTCAGATCCATATTTAATAGAATTGTGGGAACTAGAAAATATGATCAATTTTATGAACAAACATGATGATCCAATAAAATTGGGAGAAGGTAGTAAAGATGTATGGAAATTTAGATATTATGAACATTATTTTAATGTGTCTGAACATCAAGAAGAATTTGTAAATATGATGTCAAAAATGTATTTGGAAGGACTCATGTGGGTAACTAAATATTATTATGTTAATTGTCCAGCATGGCAATGGAAATATCCATTTACACACGCACCCTTTATTTCTGATATTTACAACTTTATAACAAAGACAAATTTTGATATTAACAATGTTCAGTTCACACTGAATAAACCGTTAACTCCACAGCTTCAATTACTCGCTGTTTTACCATACAAATGTAGTGACTTAGTTGAAAAAGAATATAGATATCTAATGACAGATCAAAAATCTCCTATAATAGATATGTATCCAAAAAATGTTAAATTAGATATTTTACATAAGGATATGTATTGGTCTTGTATTCCAATGTTACCATATTTAGATATCAATAGAATACTCGGTGCAACAAAAAATATAAATAACAATAATAAATTAAAACCGATCGAAGATATTGTATATAAATAAAAATAATTTCAAAGAAATGTAAACAAATATGGTATAGATAAAAGTTTTATTTTATTAAAAATTTTCTATAAATTGAATTGATAGAAAATAAATATTTCTTAAATTGCATAAATAACAAGTTTATTTAAATATATATTAAATAATTATATTGTAATATACAGAATGGAAAACGATAGTAGATCCATAAATAGTTTGACTAAACATTCTATAACTACACTAAAATCTAATGAACAGGGTAAAAGAAGAGATACCATTCCATATAGAATTCAATTTGTACAAGAATTAATGAGAGACAAGTCTTTGAGACCTTTAATTGATTTTACACAAGTAGATACAGAATATTATAAAAATGGAACTGAAATGAGTAACGAGACAGAATTCGGTGATACAGATTCGAACGACACAAGACGCACATTACACAAACGAGTCCTTGATTTTTATAATATAATAACACAAATTGGAGGTGATTTACATTATATTAAGAGTGGTACTACGGGTCACACTTTTAAGGGTGTAATAGACTGTGGGAATGGGGATATATTTAATTACGGTCTCAAAGTTGTTGCATTCCCAAAAAAAGACAAATATGGAATAATATATGATTCAACAAGACCAGAAAATGCAGAAATAAGAATGTTAAGATTATTCGGTTATTTCATTGCAACAAAACAAACACCGCATATTGTACTACCTATAGCAACATTTAATACTAGTATTTCTCCATTTTTGACATTGTTGGAAGATGAAGTTGTTGATGAAACTGATGAAAAATATGTTGAATTTTTGAAGAAATATAAAGAAGGAGAATATTATGACGAAGTATCAATATTGTTGAGTGAATGGGCAAATAGAGGTGATTTATTAGATTATATTAAAAAAAACTATGAAAATATTCAATTGATACATTGGAAAGTATTTTTCTTTCAACTGATATCAACATTGGCAGTAATTCAAAGTAAATTCCCTGATTTTAGACATAACGATCTGAAAGCGAATAATATCTTGATACATAAGATAAGTAGAGATAAACCGCGATTTACGTACACAATATTAAGAAAAAAATATTCTATACCAAATATTGGATATTCAATTAAATTATGGGATTTTGATTTTGCAAACATTCCAGGAATTGTGGATAATGCAAAAGTATCATTGGATTGGACTAAACCGATAAATGTTACGCCAGCAAAACATCAATATTATGATATACATTATTTTTTCAATACACTAGCATTCACAGGATTTTTTCCTAAATTTATGACATCAGAGCACATTCATAAGGATGTGAAAGAATTTGTTAAACGCATTATTCCTGCAAAATACAGAAGTAAATTATGCATACACAAATCAACACAATCACAATCAAATCCACCTGGAACAAAAAAACAAAAAGAAGAACAATGCAAAATTTGTCATAAATATGTTCATAGTAAAGGTAGATTATTGGCGAGTGATGAATATATTACTCCCGCTGCATTATTATCGGATCCATTTTTTGCAGAATTTATTCCGAAATAACAATTATAATTAATGATTTTTATTATAATATATTCTGAATTATTACTAGTCTAATTTAAAATCGAACTTGATGTGGGTAATATTCTTTTTTATTTTAATTAATAATTTTTTCGTTGGTAAATATATAATGTAATATACTCATATAATTTTATCA